AATATCACCAAGTAAAGGCACATTATTTTTTAGAAATATGTTTGCTAATAAAAAAGCATTTTTCCACGATCAAGCAGGTGCAGGTAAAGGCAAAGTAGTTAGAAGATTTTTTGGTATTAATTCCAAAGAAGAAAAACAAATTGTAAATGTATTCAAAGAAAAAATTAGTAAGATTATACCATGAGTAAAAGAGAGAATATTGCAGGGAACATAATAACAGTATTAGATGCTATTACTTCACCTATAGAATTTAAAAAACTAACAAGAGAGCCATTTGATCCAGAGGAACTATCCAACGCACAGTTTCCTGCCATGTTTATTTCTACAGGAGATGAAACAAGAGAAGATCTTAGTCTTGGTGACACTTCAGCAGGAACTAGAAGTGGCACAGTAGATTTTGTAATAGTTGCTTTTGCAAAAGGCACAGATACGAATATTGATACAAAAAGAAATCAATTAATAGAAGTAATTGAAGAAACCTTAGATGCTGATAGGACTCGTGGTGGGAACGCATTAGAAACAAAAATTGTAGAAGTTTCTTCTGATGAGGGAACACTTTATCCTTTGGGTGGAGTGAGAATTGTGGTAAGAGTCTTATATAGTTTTACTAGAGGTACAGCTTAATGGCAAAAAGAATTACTTTATGGAAAGATGGATATTCTAAAGAAATTTGGGATAGCGAACTAGACAAGTTTCTTTCATTAGGTTATACACTTAATGAAGAAAAAAAATCTACCAAGAAGAAAAAAAAGGTAGAGGATCAAACAAAGGAGAATGAAGAATGGCAACCCATGTCGGAACAAGTGGATTAGTTAAGGTTGGTGGAACAACAGTTGGTGAAGTAATTGGTTTTTCTATTGATGAAACCCAAGATACTGTTGAAGATACTGCATTAACTGACTCAAAAAAGTCTTACAAAGTTTTAAGGGGAGATGCTACTGCTACTGTTGAATGTCATTTTGATGAAACAGATAGTGGTCAAGAAGCATTAGATGTAGGCACATCAGCAACTTTGGAATTATATCCAGAAGGTGCAGATAGTGGTGATAAATATTACTCTGGCACAGGTATTGTGACAGGTGCATCTATAGCTGTGACTCTTGATGGTATTATTTCCAGAACTTTCAACTTTCAAATTTCTGGTGGCATATCTCACTTATCTGTATAATATCTAATATTATATGGCTAAAAAAGATTTTCTTGAAGGTGCTATTACTCATTTCAAGCACCAAGAAACAAGAATTATTGAAGTTCCAGAGTGGAACTTAGTAGGTGAAGATGCTATCTATGTGAAACCTTTTACTCTTATTGAAAAAGATGAGATATTCAAAGGTACATCTGACAACAGCTTGACAGTTCTTATTGATGTCATTGTTAAAAAAGCTTTGACAAAAGATGGTGATAAAATGTTTGATCTTGAAGCTAAAATCAAAATGAAAAGATTTGTAGATCCAGATATTCTAAGCAGGGTTGCAAGTCAAATTCTTGGTACATCACCAGATACCACAGCACTAAAAAAAAACTAAATAATAATCAAGACTTCAGATTTTATTTTTTCCTAGCAGAAAAACTACACAAAACTATTGGTGAGATTTTACAAATGCCTGTAGAAGAATTTAATACTTGGATAGCATATTACACATTAAAACACGAAGAAGAACAAAAAGCATTGAATAAAGCAAAGATGCAAGGTAAAAGAAGATAATGACTGAAAAATTGCAAATTGATATACTTGCTAAAGATAAATCTAGACAAGCATTATCACAAGTTCAAAAAAGATTAGGTAATCTTAAAAATTCTGTATTTAGTTTGCGATCTGCTTTTGTAGGTTTAGGTGCAGGTTTAGTTTTAAGATCATTTGTAAATGTTGGTAAAGAGGTTGAGAGCCTTAACATAAGATTTAAATTTTTATTCGGATCAGCAGAAGAGGGTGCAAAAGCATTTGATAATCTTGCAAAGTTTGCAGGTACAGTTCCATTTTCATTAGAAGAAATATCAAGAGCATCTGGAAACCTTGCTGTTGTTGCAAAAGACGCAGACGATCTAAACAGGGTTCTTGAAATAACAGGTAATGTTGCCGCTGTCACAGGACTTGATTTTGAAACAACATCTTCACAAATCCAAAGAGCATTTGCAGGTGGTATAGGTGCGGCAGATCTTTTTAGAGAGAGAGGTGTCAGAGCCTTATTAGGATTTGAAGCAGGTGCAAAAGTCACAGCAGAACAAACAGTTGCAAGATTTGAAGAATTATTTTCTGGTAATGGAAGATTTGCAGGTGCTACTAAAGATTTAGCCACAACACTTGAAGGAACTATCTCAATGTTAGGTGATAAATTCTTTAATTTTCAAAAAGATGTTGCAGAGGGTTTTTTTGATGAGTTAAAAAATGAATTTGGAGATTTAAACGAATTTTTACAACAAAATGAACAACAAATAAAAGATATTGCAACTTCTATTGGAGAAAATTTTGCAGGTGCTATTACAAAAACATCAGCAACAATAAAAGATGTTGCACCTGCTGTCAAAAGTATTACTGATGCTCTTGGAACATCAATAGAAGGTTTTAGATCTTTACCACCATTTGTTCAGTCAGTTGGTATTATTGGTGCATTATTTTTTGGAAAAACAGGTGCTATTGCTCTAACAGGTTTTTCTTTTTTGATAGAACAAATAAATGATTTACTTGATAGATCAAATCTTACTGCACAAATTTTAGATCCTAAAACAATAAATGATTTAGAAACAGCAGAGGTTCTTTTACAGCAATTAATAGAAGATAGAGATGCTCTAAGACAAGTTATTGATGCAGGTAGTATAATTGGAGATGACGATTCAGATGAAGAACTAAAAAAACAATTAAATACTGCTGAAATCAATGTAATTAGTTTAACAAACAAAGTAAAAGAATTGCGAGATGCAAATTTCTTCGAACAATTAGGAAAACAATCATCAGCATTTAGTAGAGTTATTTCACATGATTTTAGAGAAAGTTCAAAAGTAATTGAAGTCACAAGAGATAGTTTGGGTTTTTTACCTGTTGCTATGGAAAATGGTGCAAAAGCACAAGCAAATCTTTCTTTTCAACAGAAAAAAAATACAGTCACATTACAAGGATTGAATTTTGAAATGAGTGCTTTTTCACAGGTAAATACAAGAATTATCGATCAAACAGAAGTTTTAAGACAAAATTTTCCAAGATTTACACAAACATTAAAAGATGCAGGAGATACAACAAAACAACTTGATGATTTATTCACTAGCACATTTAATGGATTTGCAGATACATTAGCAGATAGTATTATGACAGGAAAGTTTGCTTTCAAAGACTTTGCAAGATCTGTTATTGCAGATATAGCTAGAATGATTGCAAAACAACAAGCATTAATAGCTATACAAAAAGTTGCAGGATTATTTGGTGGAAGTATATTTGGTTTCAATATAGGTGGTTTGCTTCCTGCTATGTCATCTGGTGGTAGAGTAAACAAAGGTATGCCTGTGTCGGTGGGCGAGGCAGGGCGTGAAATCTTTATTCCTCAATCTTCTGGAACTATCGTACCAAATAACCAAACAGGTGGATCTACAAACATAAACTTCACAATCAATACAGTAGATGCAACAGGAGTAGATGAATTACTTACAAATAGACGAAGCACTATTATCAATGTTATAAATGATGCTTTAAACAGACAAGGTAAAGAGGCATTAGTATAATGAGTGGAACTTATCCAACATCACCAGAATTTAGATCAATAAACTTTGGATCTGAGCAAAGGACAAAAGTATCAACTACTGATAGTGGTAAAATGTTTTCTACTCAAATAGATGGTCAAAGATTTAAGTTTTCTGCAAGTTATCCTGCACTTAGTAGAGCAGACTTTGCACCTGTTTTTGCTTTTGTTATGAAACAAAGATCACAAAAAGAAACATTCCAAATATCTTTACCAGATATTAAAAATGCAAGAGGTAATGTATCTGGAACTGTTTTAGTAAAAAATTCTCATACAGCAGGTGACACAACAATAACTGTAGATGCTATGACAGGAACATTGAACGCAGGTGATTTGGTAAGTTTTGCAGGACATAACAAAGTTTACATGATTGTTTCAGATGTGACAGCAGATGGTAGTAATGAAGCAACACTTACAATAGAGCCACCATTAAGATCTGCTGTTTCAGATAATGCAGTAGTGACTTATGATGGTGTAGAATTTACTGTTAGACTAACAAGTGATATACAACAGTTTACAACAGACAACTTAGATACCTTTAGATATGAAGTAGATTTTATTGAGGCTTTGTAATGACTAGAGGATTATCTAGTGCAATTACAACTGAATTACAAAATCAGAATATAAAACCTATTGTATTAATAGAAATATTATTTCCAACACCACAAAGAATTACAAATCATTACAAAGACATTACACATAATTCAAACACTTTTACATCTAGTGGACATATATTATCTATTGGTGGTAAAGCAGAAAAATCAGAACTTGATGTAGGTAATTTTCAAATTGAACTTTCAGCAGTTGATAGTGCATTTGTTTCTATAGTTTTAAATAACAATGTATCAAATGATGAAGTCACTATTGATATTGGACTTTTAGATAGTTCAGATGCTTTGATTGGTACTTTTAATTATGACATAGGTTTTATTGAAAGTTTTAGTATAGACACAGATAAAGCTAGATTGATATTAAGTTGTACTTCTCACTTTGCTGATTTTAGTAGAGTTTCTGGAAGAAAAACAAACGAAGGTAGTCAGCAATTACATTTTGCAAATGATAAAGGTATGGAGTTTTCTGCTTTGACAGTACAAGATCTTTTATGGGGTAGAAAATAATGGGTTTTTTTATTCCATTTGTGACAATGATTGCAAAGAGTGTAATCACAGGTATTGCGATATCAAAAGCGATTTCTTGGTTAGCACCTAAACCAGAAATACCAGAGTTTCAGCAAGATACACAAGCACAAGGTGTTTTAGTAAACAAACAATCAAACAATGCAAATATTCCTGTTGTCTATGGAACAAGAAAAGTTGGTGGTGTTAGAGTTTTTTTAGAAACAAGTGGTACTGATAATCAATATTTATATGGTGCTTTGGTTATGTGTGAAGGAGAAATAAATGCAATCACAAGTATAATTGTTGATGATAATACTGTGACTTTTAGTGGATCATTTGCACATGGAACAACAATAACATCAAATGACAGTAGGTTTGGAACAAACATAAGAATACAACCATTTTTTGGCACAGACGATCAAGTTGCATCTTCATTACTGACAACACTTTCTTCATGGACATCAAACCATAGATTGAGAGGTCTTTGTTATCTTGCTTTTAGAATAGAGTGGTCAAATGATTTGTTCACAGGTATTCCAAACATACAAGCAATAATACAAGGAAGAAAAGTATCTACATTTGATGGAAGTAGTAATGAAACAACAGGTCAATTTTCAACAAATCCTGCCTTTTGTTTATTGGATTATTTGAGGAATGAAAGATTTGGAAAAGGAATACCATTATCAGATATTGACATACCAAGTTTTTTTAGTGCTTCACAAGTTGCAGTTACACAAGTCACACCATTCTCTGGGGGATCACAAATAAATCTTTTTGATTGTAATGCTGTTATTGACACAGGACAAAAACTTATTGATAACACAAGAACAATACTTAAAGGCATGAGAGGATTTTTACCCTATACGCAAGGTAAATATAAACTAATTATAGAAACTACAGGATCAAGTGTTCTGACACTAAATGAAGATAATATCATTGGTGGCATACAAGTATCATCATCAAGAAAAAATGAAAAATTTAATAGAGTGCAGGTAAACTTTGTAAATCCAGATAAAAACTTTCAATCTGATACAATAGTTTATGATACAGACCACAGCACATTGAAAACAGCAGATGGTGGATTTTTACAAGAAGGTGTAGTTGATTTACCAACTATCACCAACCCATATCAAGCATTGGAGTTTGGTGAGATTGTTTTGAAAAGAAGTAGAGATAATCTTGGTTTACAGCTAACAGCAAACTATCAAGCTATGAACTTAGCCATAGGTGATTTAGTTGCTGTGACTCATTCAATAACAGGTTTTAGTTCTAAAGTGTTCAGAGTCATGGGCATGGCAATAAATCCATCATTTGAAGTTTCATTATCACTTATTGAACATGATGATAGTTGGTACACATTTTCTACAAAAACAGAAGTTGCATCTGTACCAAATACATCATTCCCTAATCCATTTACAGTACAACCACCTGCATCAATTACTTTGACAGACGAACTTATCGAATATGGAGATGGTGTTGTTCTTACAAGATTGAATATTTTACTTGGAGTATCACCAGACTCATTTGTTTCTAATTATATTGTAGAAGCAAAAAAAACATCTGAAAGTGCATTCAAACTAATTGGGCAAGGATCAGAATTAAATTATGAAATGTTGAATGTTATTGATGGTGAAAACTATACTGTTAGAGCAAAAGCAGTAAATAGTCTTGGTGTTTCATCATCAACAATAACAGCAACAAGAGATATTGTTGGTGGTGTTGATGCACCATCAAATGTAGAAGATTTTGCAGTAGAATTACATGGACAAGACCATCTAAAACTTACATGGACACCACCATCAGCAAACACAGATTTAGATATATCATTTTATGATATTAGATATCAAAATGTGACTACAGGTGCTAATTGGTTAAATTCAACAAATTTAGTAAGATGTGTTAGAAGAAAATGCGACCATGCTATAGTTCCTGCAAGGACAGGATCTTATCTTATTCGAGCTATAGATAAAAATGGTAATTCATCATTAGAACCAAGTATAGTCACCACCAATATATCTGATATTCAAGCATACAAACAAATATCTACATTTACTGAAACACCTAATATTCTTACAGCTAGTACAAATATGGATAGCACTTTTCCATTAGCTGTAAAAATAGATGAGTCTGGAGATACAGTATTAACACTAGATACAGTCACAAACTTTGATGATACAACAGGAAACTTTGATAGTGTTGAAGGTGATTTTGAATTAGGTGGTACAGATACAACATCAAACCCTAATAATTTTAATTCAAACAGAGATGCAAAGGGTTTTTCTTTGACAAATATATTTGATGGAAACTTAGAGCCAACAATTACATTAGATGCAGAAAATCCTTATGATAAGTTTGATAGTGGTAGGGGTGCATTATTATTTGACGAAGCAAAAGCACCTTTTGATGGTAATGAACAATTAACAGCTTTTCATAGAGTGCAAATAGCAACATCTACAACATCTTTGGCAGATTGCACGACTTTTGTTGATATTACACAGTCTGCTACATTTAAATTTAGGTTTGCAAAATTTAGACTAAAACTGACTAATGATG